CTGTGCCATCGCAAAGGTAATCACAGTCTGCAAGGGTGTGTCCTGATTGGGTTGTGCCGACTACAACGGAGGCATATTTTCTGTCCTTTATCGTGTCTGCTTTTGTGCCTATGTTAATCAAAGCACTATTTACATTAGTAGCACCATCAGCGATATTGAAAGTGTCGGTGAAGCTAATATCTTCTGCCGATTTTTCATCTGCTGATTTTAAGGCACTATCAACTATATCCCAATTTTCCGCATCGTTGTCTATCCAATCTTCAAAAGTGTCCGTCAATTCGGTTTTCTTTAAGTCATAATTAGGTGTTTTCATTATATATCTCCTATTACCACATCTTTATAGTCATAAATTCTAGGCTTGTATGTAGTTTTTAAACTCGGTCTAATTCTTCTATTGGGCTTAATTGCTCCATGCAATTTAGAGCTCTTATTCCCAGCATCAAATTTCTTATTTTCATTATATATCTTCAAAAACAGTTCCGCACTTGCAACGGTGCCTATTGGGCTGTGTTTTAGTTCGATTTCTTCTAGCACCGACATCATAAATATATCATCTTCGGTGTAGGTTTCCTGTATGGAAGTTAGGACTTCGCAAATCTTTACATTGGTAAAAGGTTTAGACCACTTAATAAACTCAAATTCATGTTTTACAACTCCGACCGTTGCCTCTATTTCTTCAAAGTAAATTATCAAGTCATTGCCCCTAACTTTAATAGTTTTCAACAGTCCATCTGTGCCATACAATCTCACATCACAATCAATTGGATATTCTTCCCTTTTGCCATCGCCCGTGATTGAAATTGACTGTATCGGTCTAGCGGTGTGCTTTAAAGTCAAGATTGGATTATCATCAAAGGTTCCATCTTCTTTTGCCAACTGGCTTGAAAAATATCCGACTTGCATATCGCCATCATGCAACTGGTAATTCCCATCTAGTCTACAAGTGCCATCTAAAGTTAAGTATTTTCCGCCCATTTCTTTTATGCCATCTGCGACCTGATTAGGCATAGCGATATTGTTTTGACCGTTAGAGGTCGCCTCAACATATTGGTCTATAAAAGGACTGGTGTAGTCAATCTTTACTTCCGCTTTTATATGTCTGACATCTTTACCGTATCCCATCTTACACTTCCTCCAAAACAATGTTTACATCCTGTTTTAAGGATGAGTTTAGTCTATATGTGGAATAACTTAATCCCATTACCCTAACCGTATATGTATTACCCTCATCATCTATAAACTCAACCGCCTGTTTCGTTAAATAAGGCTCTTTGAATATGTTGAAGGTAGTTTCCCTTAATCCCTCGTAAACTATCCCAAATCGCCATTTGTGCTTAATAACATCAATGACCTGTTTGCCAGACGCCACCGTGTCAACCTTGCCAATCATGACAGGTGCTTTAGATATAGGATTTTTCGGTTTAATTATATTTTGTCCATTTAATCTCATGTTGTCCCTAGCCTCATATTCTCTTGTAGCCTTATATCCTTAAGCATTCTTTCTAATTGTTTCAATCCATATTCATCGCCGATAAAGTTCCCTATATGTAGGTGAACTTCATTAGTTGTAGCACTTGGAATATCGTATTCAAAACTCATAGGAATTGCAGAGGCCATATCTCTTTTTACTTGTTGCATAGATTTTTCAAAGCCTACACCAACTCCTAGACCCAAATTCCAACCTACATCATCAGCCATGACTTTTGATGGTGAGCCTATCTTGAAGACATCCTGCACCCAACCCACTACTGTTTGACCAAAGCCAGTGATTTTGTCCCAAAGCCAATTCATACTGTCTTGTATCCCTTGCCATAGGCCTTTGATAAGGTCGCCGCCTACTCCCTTTACGCTTCCGATGCCAACCTTTAGGCCATCAACTATTGATTTAATAATTTGTGGAATCATCCTCACCAAATCTGGAATTGCTTTTATCAATCCCTTGGCTAACTCTACTGTAAGAACCATGCCCATAACTATTATCTCTGGCAGCATCGTAACTATTGCCTTTATCAATGCATCAATGATAATAGGTATCGCCTCGATTAGTTCAGGAATGGCATCTATCAGTCCCATTGTTAGTGCCATGATCATGTCCATCGCCACCCTAATTAGCTCTGGCAAATTATCCAGTATCGTATGAACAATTGTCATTATGGCCTGTATCGTTACAGGTATCAAGTCCGGCAAAGCTTTTGCTAGTCCATCTACTAAAGCAATTAAAACATCCATTCCTACTGCGATTATATCTGGAAGCATATCAATAATACTCGCTACAAGTACCATTATTAATTCCATACCAGTTTCTACTATGTCTGGCAGCTTATCTAATAATCCGCTTACAAAAGTGTCTATAAATCCCATCGCCGCATCTAACATATCTGGGAATGCATCTATAATATCTTCTACTATCTCAAGGACTGTATCGCCGATTATCTCGCCTATCTGTGATATGTCGCCCTCTGCTTCTTGGATAGACTTTGCGAACTCGCCGCCTCGCCTTGCTATCTCTTCTGCCATCTGTCCCAAAGCGGGAGCCATGACTGCACCGATATTATGCTTCAAAGCATCCATAGCGTTTGTTATTCGGTGCATGCCGTCATCAAAGGCTACAAGGTCATCAAGTGCTTCTTGCCCTAGTACATAGCCCATATCGTGAGCCTCTTGACCTAGTTCTCTCATGGCATCACTTCCAGCCTTAATTAAAGGATTTAAATCCTGCGCAGACCTGCCCATTAAATCCATGGCTATGGCATCTCTTTCAGTTTCGTTTTCGACTTGACCTAAAGCATCTATCAACTCAAAATAAACCTCTTGACTGTCCCTTAAGGAGCCATCGGTATTTAACACCTGTATGCCTAACTTATCATAAGCCTCGGTCGCTTTAGCGGAGCCGTTGGCATAGTCACTCATTGAGCGTATGTTTCTTGCCATGGACCTTGAAAGAGTGTCAAAGGAAACATCAATCATCTCGGTCATATATTTAAATTCTTGCGCCTTTTCGGTAGACAGTCCAGTCACATCAGCCAAGGTCTGAATTTCATCCGCATACTTGGCGCTATCAACTGCCATGTCCTTTAACCCTGTTGCCATGCTTTTTAGGGCGTTGCCCAATCCCTTTACCCCTGCAATGATAGCATCTGCAATTAATTTACCCTTAATCACATCACCCAGTACAGATGTTTTTTCGCCTGCTGTTTCGGCTTCCTTCCCCATGTCCCGCAAGGGCTTAACCGTTCCATCAGCAGATGTTCCTGCATCTTGGATAGACTTGTTGTTTTTGTCCAACTCCCTAGACATTTTATTTAAATCTGCCTCAGCATAGTTTAAGGTTTGTTGCCATTTTAAAGTTCGCTTGTCAGTTTCTCCGTATTGTTCCGTGGCGGACTTTAAAGCTTCTCGAACCGTGGATATCTTTTCTTTCTGTTTATCCATTTGTTGTTCAAGAACTTGATTTCTCGCAGTCAAAGCTTCAACAGACTTATCGCCTTTATCAAAAGAAGATGATACCTTGACCATTTCAGAGCCAAGAACTTTCATCTCATTATTGATAGATGAAATTGCCTGTCGGAACTCCTTTTCGCCTTTTAAACTTATACTTGGTGCTATTGACATATCTCACTCCTAAAAGGGAATTACCTCCCCTATTGTCAGTTCTTTTTCTCGTTCTTGTTTTAACTGGTAGCCTTGCCCTTGGTGTAGCATAAGCGCCTCATTATTCCATAACAACTTATATGCCTCCCAGCAAGCCGACCACTTTCTTGGTGTCATCCGCCCAACTTCCTTTTCGCTAAATCCCATCTTTTTACCTATCATTAGGATTAAAGCAAAGTTCACAGGATCGTTAGGCTCATCTAGTTTTTTTCTTCACCGCTTTCTGTGGGTGAACTATCTGTTACAACTTTCTGTATGGTTTCCATGATCTTTCTCATGTCTGATGTCCCGCCAACTAGCATGCCAGCTTGCTCAATAGTTATAGTAGCCCTTTCTTCGCCTTTTTCAAAATTGTTTGTTTCAATGCCCGCATTAACGAACATCCACAAAGTCCATTTTAGGGTTGATATGGCTTCGCCATCTTTTTCGCTACCTAAAGCCTTTTCCCATTCCTCAAGGCCTTTGTACTTTTCCTGTATAGCTTCCATCACGTTTAGATTAAAAGCTATAGGATATTTCTTTCCTCTTATCTCGAACTCATGTATCTTATCAATCATATTTCCTTCCTCCATAGAAAAATTTTAGGGAAGGGATTTAACCCTCCCCTTTAATTTAAGTAGTAATAATATATTCTTCTTCCATCACAAAACTGTCTTTCATCCCAGCCTTGACCGCTATCGCTTTAAGCATAGTGCTTGCAGTTATTGATATTGCATTGGTGTATTCATTACTATCAGTAGTCGGAGTTAATCCGTTAGTTGTGTAGTATATTGTTGTTCCACTAGTTGCGCTCGCCAAAGCAACAGATTTTGTTTCGCCATATGTTCCGCCTTTAATTGAGGCTACAGGTTTTGCAACTTGTTCCTCTAGCTCGGCTAGACCATACAACCATGTTTTTGCATTTTCGTATGTGTCAAATAATTGTTCAGTTTTCCAGTTGCCATTATCATCTGGGAGTATTGCTCCCTCTATGCTAGGTGATGTAAAAGCCACTCTGCCTTGCTTGGTTTGAACAGATACATTAGGCTCTTTAAACTTCACCCTATGTATCCATATTGCCCTAAATTTTCTTTCACCATCAACCATCTGCACCTCGTTTATGCCGATAGATACAAAAGGCGCTTGGTCATCTATGTTTGATACATACACTCCACCATCTAATACTTTGCCCAATAAGTCGGCTTTAACTTGTGGAGATATATCGGTTGTTTCCAAAGTCAAAGTTCCGCCTGTAAAGCCACTATCAATTTCGGCTACTATGTCATCGCCATAGTATTTCTCATCGTTAAAGTCAAAAGTAAAATCAGCACTTACTGCCTTTCCGATTACTCCGCTGTTGGTCGGTGCTTTATATATGGGATTTCTTAATCCTATTTTAGCCATTTTATTTATGCCTCCATTTCTATTTCCATGTCAAATACTATGTGTACTTTGTTTATATCTTCTTCAACATAAGGATAAATTCTCGGATGAGTAAATCCTTCGTTGATAAAATTTTGTTTCAGTTTTTCCATTGTCGCAAGATAATTCGTGCCTATCGGTACAAAGTAGTGAACTTGTACTCCGCTCACTTCTTCAGTCGCTAGATCATCACCAAAGGCCTCACCAGATATTAAAGAAAAGTTATACACGATATACTCGCTCGGAGGTGATTTAGGTGCTATGTCTGGATAAGCAGTTATGTTGCCTACTGCATTTCTTATCTTTCTAAATACACTCATGTAAATTCCTCCATCTTCTTTTTCATCGCTGCAAGGACACTGGGCTCTGCTTTCTTTTCTGTCTGCTTTATAAAAGGTCTTTTCACTCTTATTCGCTCTGGCCATTTAGGCCACTTAACACCAAACTCAATATATCCTAGTTTCGCTGCATTTGAAGTTCCTCTTCTATCTCGCCCTGTAGGTGATACTAAAATGTATTTGTCGCCCTGTTTGCTTTCTCGGACATTGGACACTTTTACACTTCGCTCCAAGTCGCCTGTGCCATCTTTAACAATTTGATTGATTGCTTGCTTTACAAAAGGCAACATGGCCTCACCTCCAGCCTTTAAGACTTCATCAAGGACTTCTTGGGATTGTAGTTTGTTCAACTGCTCTAGAAAGTCTTTAGGTGGAGTATATTCAAATCCCATTTAATCCACTCCTTTATCAGAACAGTTTAACTCCCAGTCGCCTTTATGATTTTGGAAGGCTCTTACGACATCATAGACCTTGCTCCTGTAAACTACCAAAGGCTCACCTCTGTATTCTTTGACAATAAATGTAATTACTAAGTCTACATCAATTCCCTTAGCAGCGTAGAACTCCGACCGCCTTACCGACTGGACATCCGCCCATACTTCTTTATCGTGTAGGGTTTCTGCCCAAAAGCCATCGGCATCTTGAACTCTACTTATTCCGCGTAGTCTAATTTTGTTGCTAAAATACATTTATTCACCTACATCAATTTCAGTATCTTTGTCTACATAGACTTTCCCATCTTGGCCTAGAGCTGACCACTCATACCAACCATCATCCAAGTAATCAAAGACCGCATTACCCTCTGCATTAGTTTGTGCTAATTTATCTCCAAGTTTCACTCTTATGTTTGGGATTTCAGTCTTAATGGTCAGCCTAAACCAAGCATAATCTTTAGACCTCATCATCTCGGACTTTAACTGCTCGTAGCCTTCTCGGTTCAAATCGGCTTCAGGATTATTTAGACCAAACTTCCATCTAACATAGCATCTAACAGCGCCTAGTATTCTTGCGTTGTTTTCATCATCGGCTTTTTTGACACCTACTGCCTTTAAATCGGCCCGGCATTCCTCGATAATGTCAACCAGCTCTGCGTTGATCTCAACATCATTCTCCACCCTTATCGCTCTTCTCATTTTTGCCAAGTAGGCATTGCTTACAGTCATTTTTTATACCATCCTTAAATATAGCACTACATCCTTACCACTCAAAGCAGTGTTTAGGGTGATTGTGTTTTTTGCCAACTCATCATCATCGGTTACTACTGTTGGCCCTGTTGATTCAAGCGTACCATCAATATAAGCCTCAACTAAAGGAGCCTCATCAAACTTATAAGGTAGTCCAAAGCCATCGGCCCAGCCTACTGATATGTTTGCATCGCCCTCTGTTAGTTTTTCAATAGATATGCTGATGATTTCGGCAAAAGCCCTGTCGGTGCATTTGACAGATGTACCTGCTAAAGTTACAGCCTCCTGGATGACTTCACCGTTCAAATCTCTTCCAATTATTGTCACTTTTTTTGTGCAAGCAGCACTTGCTTTCATCTGGAGAGTTCTTGCGTAAGGCATGCCACTTGATTTAAAGGTTGAAGTGTAGTCATCGGCTGTAAAGGTCTTGTCAGCAGCTGCTGAACCTGCTTTTGCATCGATGATTTTATTCACAGCGCTCGCTGCCATTTGAGCGTCAGTGTATTTAAACCTCACTGTGTGGATGAACTCGCCGACTACTCCAAATACATCGGTGCCTGCTAGTCCTAAATATTTACCCATTGTTACTCTCCTTTTATTTTCCTGCTGTTAAAACTTTTGCAGTCTTTACAAATGCTTCTGGTACTGCCACAGTACAGTCAAATATGGCTGTCGCCCTGTACAGTACAGAGTTACTGGTAAATCCAGCAGCAGCAGATGCTTCCACCTTAATGTCATCGGCTAAATTAGCAACCATTTTTTTGAAATCTCCAAAGAAGATATCGCCAGCTGCTACATTGTCATCAAAAAGGATAGGATATCCAAATAATCTATCCATTTCAGGATTTAAGATAGGATATTTGCTGTCATCTCTGAGTTTAGCCAAATGTACCCACATTGTTTGCCTGCTCATTAGGAATTTAGCTCTTTTGTGGTATCCACCTTTTAACAATCCGATTAAGGATATTAGTTCATTGGCTGTAGGGTTATTGTCTGCCCATTGGATAGCAGTAGACTTATCAGTCCAAGTTCTAGCATAGTCAACACCTTTAGGTTGAGATGAGCCTGTTCCATAAATCAATAAATCGCCAGCCTTAACTAAAATTGCTTCAGCTAATTTATCAACTAGCCACGCTTCAAAAGTATTGACTGACATCTTTTGAACTATAGCAGAGATGGATATCAGCTTCATTATTTCATAAGCATTCAAAGATACTGTGTCTAGTACATCAGCAGCAGCGCCTTGTACAGCGTTTTCTGTGTGCAATGTCGCAGCATTATTTACATTCTCTACTCCGAACTTAACCGCTCCTGGTACTCTCAAGAGTTCAACTTCTGTTAGTAAAGGTGCGATTTCTTTTAGTTTATTAAAAATCTTATCGGAAGTGCTTTGAGCCATTACTCCCGCTACATCAGTAGAAGCCATTTCATTCGCTCTTTGCTCAACTTCGGTTAAAGGCTTTCCCTGAAGCGTTTTCAAAAAGGCGTTCCTGTATTCCTGTGTGCTTCTCACTTCAATTGGTGTCATTCCATCAAAGTTCATTTTTGTTTCTCCTCTAGTTTCAATTATTTGTGGTACAACTGCACCTGCTTCCAAAGCAAGTATTTTGTTTTTTCTTTCTTCTAAGGTTTCCAGTTCTGCTTTTCTGTCAAGCAAGCCCTGCCTTCTTTCTGCAGCGACTTCCACATCTTCAATTTTCGTTGCTTTTCTAACCTGTTCATCAAGTGTGTCCAACTCCTTTGTCACTTGCTCAAGGTTCATATCTTCTAAATTCATTTCTTACCTCCAAAATAAAAATATTTCGCTTTTGCTATCTCCAGCTTTCTTTTTTGGACAAGTCTTTCCGCCTCTTTTTCTTTGCTTTCCGCATTGAAAAATCTCCTCGCAGAAATTGAAGTAGCATCATAGCTCGGTATATCAACTGCACTTACATCGTACAGTTTGTCTATTTTTGTTATTGTTCTTATTTCTACATTTCTTTCTTCAGTGCTTTCTATTTCTTCCATTTTGCTTTCTTTGACTGTAAAAGCAAAACTCATGCGGTCAATTAATCCGCTTGAAATGTCATTATAAAGTTCCTCATGACCTCTATCATTTTTTCTTAATTCTGCTTTCATTTTAAGGTTCTTAGAGGTCACTTCTAGGCTCAAGGAGTTATTTCTAGTTCTGGCAAAAACTCTGCCACCATGGTTGTAATTAAAGATAACATCGCTCATGTCTGCTTCATCAAAAGCCTTTGCATCTATTTTTTCCCTGAACTCCCAGTACTTACCTTTGTACAAAACAGCCTCTACATCAAACACGCAAGGAACTCCTTCAACGGTAAGGCTCTCGCTTCCATCTTCGTTTTTTCTGACTTCTACATTGGTGAGTTTAAAATCTCTAAACTCTACTCCTTTGTTTTCCATAAGTCGTTCTATGTTCTCAATCTCAATCGGTTTCTTTCTCATCTGTTTCACCTTCTTCAACTCCTTGTATCTCGTCTAAATTGTCAATGTCTGCATATTCTTTTCTCACTAATCGCTTGTCACCACCCTCAACGGGACTCATGTTTAATATTGCTCGATATTCATTAATTGACAGCACTCCTCTATCAATTAAGGACACCATCCCTAGTTTCACATTGGCAGATGCATACTGAAGTTTTTGGCTTTCATAAACGATTACATTGTTAAAATCTCTTTCTCTTTGGGTGAAGATTTTATTAGTCAACTCATATCCAAAAGCAATCAGCACAGGTTCAATCTCTGCCTCATAAAGAGCATCGTATTCATCAGGCGTTAATTTTGACAATATAGCCTCTTCACTCACTCCAAAATATCTGTATATATTTAGTCGCAACTCTTCAAGTGTCTTGCTGTCGGCTATGGTGGGCTCCATTTTCACTTCTTTAAAATCCTCTGAAGCGTCCATGTAGCCTATCCCGCTACTACCAAAATTTGTCATATAGTCTTCCATGAAAGCATCTCTTGCCTTTTTCTTATCCTCTGGACTTAAGATTGCTTTTGTAGATTTAATTATCCCTCTTAGGTTAGCAGTAGATTTTATAGCGTTAGAAATCCCTTGATTTGCAGTTTCTAAAACATTTATGCTTTTTAAAATTGCATCATTGTTATCTCCAAAAAAGTTGGATTTATTATAATCTTTTCTTAAGACTGCCAAATCTTCCCAAGCATAGTATCTCGCTCCGCCTGCAAATTGGAATTTAATAAAAATCTCATCACCATGGGTAACCGCCTCATATGTCGCATTAGGCAACGGATACAGTCCTTGGCAATTTCCTTTGTCATCTCGTTGAATGTATATAAAGACTGTATTGTATATTTCTAACTGGGTTCTTATCTTATACAAAAAGTCTTTTCCGTTCATATAAATATTAGGTCTGTACTCCAATAGCCTTTGCAGTCGCTTGTCTACTATCTTCCCATCTCGCAGCACTTTTGGAGTAGCCTTTGAGGTGTAACTAGCCAAAGTTCTGATACAGGCCCTTATTAATTCATTGGCGTATATGTCCGCACCAAAGCTTGAAAAGATAGCATTGTATCCGCCAAGTTCTCTAATTCTCGTATATTCACTTTTCCTTTTGAATATTCTGTTGAAAAATCCCATTATCTCAAATACCTCATATATTCCTCGTAGTGTCTGTCAAGACCTACCCATCCATTTAGCAAGGCCACCATGCCATCTATCCTTAATCGCTCAGCCACCTTTACAGGTTGGATGCTTTGTATCCCATCCCGGTTCAAAGTTTTAACACCTGTGTTCAACAAGCACCATCTCAGTATTGGGTTATTTTGATATATTACTTTTTTTTCTGTTAGTGCTGCACCTAAATTTTTCATCGGATAAGTCCAAGTGAAAGGTCCTTGCGCTATTTTTTCCATATCAAAGTCATTCTGTTCCATTTGCGGCACCCAATAGCCTGATAAGGCTCTGTCATAAAATACCCATAAAGGCCTAATGTCCCATGTTTCAACCAACCATTTAAAATATTCTGTAACCGCATTGTAGTCCACAGAAGCACCAGGACAAATCTCAAGCCATCCTTGCTCCGCCCATAACTTATACGGGGCCTCCCTCGCTGATGTTTCTTCTACTAAGTCAACTCTAGACTGTGGCAGAAAGTATCTTTGCAAGACATAGGTTTTGTCATCATTGGGTTTTCTTATTAGCACTCCAGCACAGGTTAGGTCTATAGTTGAAGACAGGTCACAAAAGCCTATTGCGTAAGAACTTCTTAGATATTCCATGTCGACAACCTCTTCGTTTACTATATCCGCATAGGTCAACCATCTCTTTGATGAGTTCTCTGGGATGTTGAAGTCTTTGACTAAAAGTGTAGGTAAGAAAGACGGATCTCTTTTCGCTCTGTCCACATTCTCAGATAGGGCTTGGAATGATTTGATAGTGTGTAGGCCTGGATTTGCCTTTTCCCACATTTCAGAATTAGTCCACTCGTCCCGATTATCTAGTTCATAAATTAAAGGCAACATCCTGTAATCCTCAAAGCCTTCCTCCCACATGGCCACACTAGAAGCGTAACGATATTTATCATCAAAAAAGCCTTCTCTTACAAATCCATTGGTAGATATTAACCATGCCATAGGTTGTTCCCTTGAACTCATGGACTGCCACATGACATCAAAGATATCTGATGTCCTCGCCTCATGCCACTCATCCAAAGAAAAGAAGTGAGCATTCATTCCATCCATGGTTTTGGTTTCACTGCTCAAGGCCTTATAAATAGACATGGTAGACTGAAAGAAAATATCAGATTGTCTTTTGGTGGTTAGTTTTGAGATGTCTGGACTTTGAAATCTCATGTTTACCGCTTCGTCGAAAATTATCTTTGCTTGGTCTAATTTGTTTGCACAGGCATATACTTCCGCTCCAGCTTCTCCATCTGCCAT